TGAAGCGCGACGGTTCTGTGATTGATTATGGCGTAGTTAGCTATCGCGTTGTGACTAACGCGGGCGTCGCTTTCATCGTTGACGACTTTGATCCGGCAGCTACCACCGACATCAGTACGCTCAAATACCACGGCTGCGGGACAGGGACAACGGCGGAAGATGTCAGCGACACAGCGTTGGTTACCGAAAGCACAACGGCGCTCAATCCCGACAGCACCCGCGCCACGGGGACCGCTACGCAGCCCAGCGCAAACATCCTGACCAGCACAGCGACGGTCACGTTCGATGCGACGGCTGCCATTACCGAACACGGTATCTTCAGCCAAGCCGCGACCGGCGGCGGCACGTTGCTTGATCGCAGCGTGTTCAGCGCGATCAACGTGGTGAGCGGCGACAGCATTCAGTTCGCGTACTCGCTCACGGTCAGCGCTGGCGGGTAATCCCTCTTGGCAATTGCCTAGCTGTTACCACCTGTTACCACTAAAAATTTTTAGTGGTAACAGGATTTTTCTTGAGTAAATTGGCGTTTTGTTACCACTGTTACCACTGTTACCACTTTTAGATATAGATATATATATAGAACAGTGTTTTTATTGGTAACGCTGTAAATAGATATACTATTTATTTGTATAATATTGCGCTATATATGTATCTATATTTTTTTAGTGGTAACAGTGGTAACAAGTGGGAACATTGGTAAATTTACTCAAGAGAATTGCCAAAAATCTGTTACCACCCTAGTGGTAACAGTGGTAACAACAGTGGTAACACACTGCATCTGCTAGGCAAAAACGATGTACCGTAAACAGATTGCAAGGTTATCCAAATAAAACCAATGCTATTCTAGGAAAACCGCTATTTGTTCAGTAGAAAGGAAAGGTTATGAAAGGCTGTCTGAAAGTATTTGCATATATACTAGGTGGTATTTTTGTATTGTTAGTCATAGCTGCTGTCGTTTCACCAAGCAAATCAACGTCATCGAGCGCTACGCAGCCGGTTGTTTCCGCTAAGCCTTCCGGTGCGCCAGCACCAACCCCTGAATGGATGGCACCGCCATTCGCTGAGCTTTGTGGCCCTAACTCCGAATTGACCGCCATTCAACAAGAAGATAAAGTCAAGAAGATGACTGGCAAAAAAGTAGTGGATTGGACCGGTGCAATCTATGATGTGCAGCACGATGGCGATAAATACAAGGTGAGCATCAATATGGATCCGGGCGGCCTCATGCGCGCTAGGCAAATCGAGATTACCGGCTTACCGGCTGACGTAGCTGCGCTCAAGGTCGATCAGAAGGTTGTATTTAGTGGCAAGATTGAAAAAATCGACATCATGTTCGGCGTGGTCTGCAACCCGATGACGCTCACAGAGGCGACGCTTCGACCAGAATAATTTTACAGTTTAAAACCCGCTGGCGATAATGCCAGCGGGTTTTTTATTTTCATTACTATGCGTATTGACATCGTTTTAACCTCATGTTAGTATATTAGATATTAATTATCATGCTATTTAGTATTTAAAGGAGGGCGCTATCAAGCGGGGACCAAAACCAAAACGAGAGGAAGATCGCAAGCAGGGCCACAGCGTTTGTATGCGAAAAGACTTATACGCTTGGCTGCTTGTGAAAGGTAACGGTAATCTGAGTGAAGGCGTGAAGTTGGCGGCAATCGCCAACGGCTATCAGGAGGGACAACAAGAGCAGTCAAAACAAAACTGAATATAAGCGGCTTGCACAGTGAGAGAAGCACCATGCAAGCCATGCCAAGCTGAGGGGCTAAACCGGGACAGCTTGACAGTGAACATAATAACATGGTTCATTGTCATTCTCAAGACCTCAGCGGCAATCAATCCGTAGAGGTCTTTTTGTTTTTAGGAGAATGACATGAACTGGACAATGATTAAATGTTTGGCGGCGCATGCCTTTGCTGACTATGGCGCCCAAACTTCCACGATGGCCCAACGAAAAAACAATGACGTCAGTATCCGCACCCAGCACGTTGCATGCGTGGCCGGCGCTTTCGCTGTGGCCCTGGCGACCGATGACAAGTTGACCTGGCCAAAGAAACTACTGGTCATCGCCTTTAATACAACCACCCATTTTGTAATTGATAGTTTCAAACTGCCCAAGGCTGTTGATCAGGCCTTGCATAGTGGCATCGCCGTGGCCAGCGTCTGGGCGGTGAAGCGATGAAATACTTAATCACCCTCGTCGCCGGTTATTATCTCCCGGCGCTGGTCAACCATATCAATCTTGACATGATCCTGGGGATTGCCGTAGGTCTGCTGCTTGGCTTGCTGCTGGCCATGCTGTTTGTTGGACCCTCGAAACCTGTAACCCCAAAGGTTAAACGCAAGCCGCGCAAGATTATCGAGCAGCCAACAAAAATGCAGTATGGCCTTAGCGTCTTTGATTACACACCAACAGAATGGGGGATCGCATAATGACCGCAGAAGCCCAAACCTACCAAGAGCTATTCATGCCTACGCCGGATGGCATTGCTAACTGGTTTAGCAATGCCCGTAAAACGATTCACGAAGAGGGCATTATCGACTTTGTTTCCAAATTGTCGCCCTGGATTGCGCCGTTGCCAAGCGCTTGGTTTGTGCATGATGCGACGGTGCGCCACCTGGCCGCCGGTACCGGCTTGGCATGGATCATTGCCATTGTGATCGAAACGCTTGGCTTGACCACTACCCACACGGCGCTAGGCATGCACGCTTGGAACAAAGCGCACGCCGACAAACCGGAGAAGCAAGCCCCGTTTGGGCTATCGGTGGCATTGGCGGTTGTCTACGTGATCGCTACGCTCATGCTCATCAGTGTGCTAGAGGTCAAACCCGAATGGCAGCACTACGCCCCGGCGATGTTCCCGCTGTTGGCTGTGGTCGGCGCGGTTAACCTGGCCCTACGCTCACACCACAACAACCGCATCCGCGAAGAGCGCAGCGCAATCGACGATGAGAAGGCGCGGCAACGCCAAATTGAGGATGAAGAACGGGCGCAGAAGCTGGAAGAAAAGCGGTTACGGGCGGCGGCTAAGTATGGTGTCAATCAAAATGTCAGTTCTCCTGTCAATCAGCCATCAATTACGGAGATTGACAGTCAAAATGATAGTGCATTGACAGCCAAATTGATAGCCGGCAAGCGCAGCAAAATTGACGCTCGGCGTGATCAGCTGGTGCAAATCGTACGCGCCGAACCAAGCATCGAGAAGGCAGAATTGGCACGGCGCTTGGGGCTGGGCAGTGTTAATACGCTGAATGCCGACATTGAACATTTGATAGCGTTTGGGCGCATTAAATTTGAGAATCGGATTTTCGAGGTTTTGTAATGAAAGCATTTGGCGGCTTCTTGCTAGTTCTAATCGTTGTTGTGATCATTGTCGGCGTCGTCGGCGTGATCAGCTACAACCATGAGATGGCCCCAACGTGGGCAGAGATAGAGCGCCAGCAAGCTCTGCTCGACATTGCCATCGCCAAGCAAAACGCCCAGAGCGACATTGCCTCGCACAACCAGCGCAACATGGCAATGGACGCAGGCTTTTGGACGGCCGTACTTTTAATGATTTCTTTCGGCGGTGTTTTTGTCTGGGCAAAATACGATACGCGCCAAGAAGCGAAAAACCGCATGGTTGATGGATCATTTGCCACCAAGACGATTCAGCACAACGGCCGCACCATCGTGCTGGACCCCAACAAATCTCAGTTTGGTTTTATCGCCTACGACAGGGAAACCCGCGAGATTGCCACGGATGCCGCCGTCACTGGCCCAGAGCGCCAGTTGGAGTACGCCAACAATGTGCAACGCACGCGCACGATGGCGGCCAAAGCGCCGGATGGACGCAAGCCAAGCCGAAACGAACTATTAGACAATGCCGGATACTTTGAGAATAAGGCACGCACCGAAGACGCAAAAGCGCAACTGGTCGAACGCCGATTGCTTGCCCGAACGCCAGCCCAAGACGCTGGCGAGGCCATGCCCATAGACTTTCAGCCGTTGACCGTACAAGATGCCCTGGCGCAATCCACGCCTGATAGTTGGGTGTTGGGCCAGAATCAGGAGACTGGCGAACTATTCACGCTGAACATACGCGAAGTAGTTCACCTCGGCATTGTGGGCGCAACCGGCACAGGCAAAACAATGTACGTTGCGCTCCTGATGATGATCAATGCGATTCGATCCAAGTGGCGAGTCATTATCTTGGACGGCAAAGGCGGCGCGGACTGGTCTAAATTCGGTCAATATGTCGAATACTACGCCCTTGACTACACCAATGTCGGTGCGATGCTGAAACAAATCACTGATGAGTACAATCAGCGTCAGGCCAAACTGAACGCGGCGCAGGCCAACAGCGTTTGGGAGTTGACGCCTACGCCCCGGCCTACGATGGTCATGGTAGATGAGTTCGGCGCCGTGATGGACTCCCTCAAAGTTGCCAGCCCAGCCGAACACAAAAAAGTGAGCTTAGACCTTGGTAACTTGTTGCGTTTGAGTCGGTCAACAGGGATCAGCATGGTTTTCTGCGACCAAGACCCAAGCAAGTGGCCCAGCGCTATGCGCGCCAACCTGCCAGTAAATATCTGTTTCCGGTTGGGTGGCATGAAAGGCAACAGCGTAAGCGAGTTCAATTTGCATGAGCTTGACCGTGTGGCCCACTTCCAGGTCAACGGTGAACGCTTTCATGCGCTGCCAACCTACCGGGTGATTGATGCCATGCTACCAAGTATTGAGTACAAGAAGCCCAAGGCGCTTTTGGACGTTCACTCGAACCGTTCACCGTTCACTGTTCAGTCAGAGGGGGGGGATACAGAGGATACACCCACCCCCACCAGTGAACGATTGAACGATGAACGAGTGAACGACCCAACAGACCTGGAGGCGTTGGTGTGGCGCTGGCGCGACGAGCACCCAAGGGGGACACAGGCAGACTTACGAAAAGACTTCGAGGCTCGCCAAATACCAATCAGCAAAGGCCATGTGTTCAATTGCTGGCATAGCTGGCCGGGATTAACAGAGAAAGATGAGGAATAGCATGAGCATCCTGAAAAGAATCCGCAACTGGCTATCCGGCAAGAAAACCGTCAAGCGCAAAATCAAAGCGCACAAACGCAACGGTGTCAAGGTGAAAGGATACACACGAACCATGACAATAAAAGCTTTGCCGGGAGAATCCTGGTTTGAGTATGGACGGCGCACAGGAGACGGTGACGGTGCTGAAAAATTGCGTCAACGGCACAAGGCGCTAGACAGACAGATTCAGGACTCCATTGATTTTGTCAGCGGCAAAAGCAAGAAGCGCGACACCTGGACGCAAGCGGATGAAGCCGAATTGCAACGGCTCAATGACGCAGTATATTGGGCGGCCAGGATTGACGATAGCGACAGTGACGAGTACGTCGATAGGGTAGAGGCGGCGGCGGATGGTGCGGATGAACGCATTATTCAACTGGAGAAAAAGAAGGCGAGGCGTTACCGATGAGGCGCAATCGTGGTTATGGTCGCCGTCGGTCACGTGGCCGCCGCGGTCGCCTCAACGTGGGCCGCACGGACTTGCGCATGGCAGCGCTGATTATCGTCGTGTTTGTGGCTGGCGCGGTGTTGTTGCGTGCTGGGTTTATCAATCCGTTGGGAGGATTACTGAGATGATAATCGTAGCCGTAATCGCCATCGTCGCTATTGCCCTATTCAACGCTGGCACCGACAAGCGATCTCGCCAAATCAACGCCAGAGCCAAACGCAACGGCGCATGGAAACATCCGGCAACCAGAGCAATGGCCGCGGGCAACGGGTGTGCTGGTGTGGTGATGTGGATTCTCATTGTCTGCGCGCTGCTGTTGGTGTTCGGCATTATTCCGGCAGGCGCAGGTCTAGCACTGTTGGGGATAAGATGAGCGAAGAAAAAACCGAACTAAGCACAAGTGATCACCTGGTTAACCTCATGCTCGGCGCTGATTTCTTGCTGCGCATCATCCTATCGATCCCGTGGACGTTGCAACTATGGATCCATCAATATCGGAAAGCAAAGCGCGAGGGTAAGCGATTCTTTCCACAGTTGCCCAAGTCCTTGCTATTTTACGACCCAAGCGGGACAGCGCAAGACATCCTAAGCGCTTACCACATCCACAATATGCACTTTGGCGCGCATCTTGAGATGGTCAATGGCTATGCCGAATTGATTCACGCCGTGTTGGTGCCAGCCACACAATACGATTACGCCGACGCCATCCTCCACCAACACGGCGTAGCCATCCTGAGCGAACCAGCAGGCAAGCGCGGTTACACCATGCGCCAGCCACGGGATTATGAGGAACGCAGACCGGCGCAGCGTAAAGCCAAACTTGGTAAGACCTACAGAGGATAACATGCCTACACAACTCGTTAGCAATCTACTGGAAGCTGCCGTGAGCGCCGCTGGCATCGACAAAGCCGAATACCCCCACGTTTGGGCAAAGTGGGTCGATAAGGTCAACATGGAAAACAAAACCGGCTACGCCTTTGTTGGCGACTTCTTCGATAATGATCCGGTCGAAATAGACATGGATAAGCCGCGGCTTGTCATTGTGGCGGCCAGCACAGGCACGCAGGGTTATCATGAGCGAACTAGAAGCGCCAACTATCATTACATCTACGAGTTGCACCATGTGCTGCTGTTTCAAGCGCCGAATACCTTTGAGCAAACAGGCTTGGTCTCCACCGACTCGCGTAAATGGGCTTTGCAACTACGTGACCAGGTGAATTTGATCCTGGGGCGCATTCATCAGATTTACGGCGATAGCACGCCTTTGCAAATGGCCTATGATCACATCTCGCAGCGGCTGTTGAGTTACCGGCTTGGCGACGCGCTGACCTGGGATGCCAAAGACGTTCACGCTATTTTTGTATTGTTGGAGCAGCTTGAAAGGAGGTGATAGCCTATCACACAATGCGCAAGCGGTGCCAGAGAGAAAGGAGGCTTTGACTAGTTCGGCCTGTCAGAATCACTGCACTTTGATTATGGCCACACAATGAGGTGTGGCCTTTTTTATGCAACAAAAAAGCCGCTGGTTAGGCGGCTTGGTGGGGGTCATTGATCCTCCTTTACTCTGAAACGGTCAACATCTTCGGAAACAATGAAACTAAATCAGCATCAGCGGCTTGGCTTGCCGTGCGACCATCAGACAACATAAGGTAGTGAAAAAATGCTGCCCGGGCACCGAACACCTTGACTTTGACGCAACTGTTTTTAATATCATGATAGAGCATCGTAGCAGCCTGGATTCGTGCGGCTTTTTCATTCTTGGTCTTACTGGGCAACACCGGCCACACGGCTTTAAACACATCATCACTAAACTGAAATGTCAGCATGTAGGCGCTGCGACCAGTCGCCATCTCGCTGCCATAGGCTTCATTCAGCACCTTGCCGCCTATTGCCTTGATTTCAGTTTTAGCCTTGTCTATCCAAGAATCGGGCGAGGATTGCCCGGTCTTCCAGTAGTTGACCTCTTCAGCGTAAGTCATTGATCCTCCGATAATACTTAAAAATGCGTTTCCTAGGCGACCAGTCTGTTACAGCGCCGTGCGTTGATTCAGCCCCAACAAAGAACCACTTGTTACGGCTCCGGTCATACTCTATCTTGCCATGCTCTATCCAGTATTGCCCCATAAGCTTTGAGCCGTTAAATTCAACACGGTCGCCGCTCTTGATGGGCTTGCCGTCACAGTCAACGTTTTTGATGCGGGTCATATTAGCGCTCCGGTGTCATCGGCATGATTACGGTAAAGGCGTCGGGCCAGGTAATCATCATGATGCGCTGATAAGGATGAGGATGCTTCTCTGTGAGTTCGGCGAGGGCAAACTTTGGCTCACCACCGAGGCTCAAAGCGTCCTTGAAATAACTCTCGCACAGGCGATAATTCTCATTTAATTTATAGATGCGCTTTGGATCGTACTTGGTCAACACATTGCCGTCAATGTTCCAGGCGGCGTTGCCATCGGCGTGAATGACATACTCACCGACTTGCGCTGATTTTGCATTGGGTGTAACCGTTGTCCAGTCGGGGAATACGCTATCAACCTGGCGCAATTTATTATCAATCATCAGATAAACACCAACAGGTAAATCAACCGCATAGGCATGGAGCCGATAGCCATCTGTAGCAACAAGCCAGGTGCGGTCATTGTATTCACGCACGTTGACGTATTGCAATTTGAATCGAGTTGTATCTGGCGGGTATTCGTAAGCATCATGTTCTACGGCCAGATCCAACCAGGTGGCCATGTGAACGGGGATTGTGTAGGTTTCACCGGCGAGCTTGGCAAAGTCGGCATAACGGCGCATGACACAGGTCTGCTCTTCCAAATACTCAATTTCTTTATTGATGGCAGCGATAGCAAGCTTGGCGTCGGGATCATAACCATTCAAGATGTTAGCCTTGAGATTGTTGATCATTGGGGTAAGTAGGATGGACATGATTACGCTCCCTCTATCACCTTGCGCACGTAAAGCGGGATTATGCCAAACAAAAACCAGCCTTCACATTGCCACAATTCTCTGTGGTAGTAAAACGACTTGATTTTATCCTCTTGATATTTCGTCTCAAACCATCTCTTGTAGATAATCACGGTTATCTTTCTGTCGGCGTACAATGCCCACCGGCGCGGCACTATGGTTTAGCTGATTTTCTTTATATCTGGCACTACATAGACTTGCTCTACCATTACAGCAATAAAGTAATCCTTGCCATATTTGTACCCATCTAGCAGACTGAATCGATCTAGATATTGCTCAGCAGCTTGTAGGCTGTCATGCACTGCAACATCTTTCTCTATAGCATTCCAAATAATCACGGTGATAAATTTCATCCTCAAAACCTCTCTTCCATTTCCAACCGCATCGCCGCGTCTTCCCGGCAATCTTCATCATAATTCGCTACCGCAGCATCAAAGCCTCGGCGCTGGGCCTCATTGATTAACTCTTCACGATCGCCATGAAACAGCATGAAATGATCCCAGCCATAATCAAAATCACGTTGGCAGACCTCGCCAAGCCAATCTTGAATCTGGCATAAAAGCTCAAAGGCGTTGATCTCGTCGTATTCCAACCAAATGGCCTCTTCGACAGTAATTATGCGCTGCATCTTAGCGGCCTTTCTTCTGGGGGGCAGCAAAGAGCAAATCGCCATCCGGCTCGTAGCTCAAGCCTGGTACAAACACCGCTGCTACGTCACGTTGGGCATTGATCCGGGCGATGCCATGCTGGGCCAGCGTTGTGGCATACTCTGGATCATTGGCTTGGAGTGCTTGGAGAATGTTATAAAGCAGTTCTTTCATTTGTTCGTTTGGCATTGAAACCCCCTTTTTCTGAACGAATTAATATCTTATTATGTTAATTATAGCAGAATGCGGGGATTTGTCAATATCTAATATACTAAATTGAGGATAAAAAAAGAGGCTACGATAGGAAAAATTTCATGTTATAAAACAGTACATCCAGACGCACCGTTTTATAACATGAAATTAGGCGGCAAATATCTGATCTCAGTGACCTGGCAATCCTGCACGTAGATGCGCAGCGTTTGTCTTAGCCAAGCATTGGCCTCACGCACCGGGCCTTCCAGCCTTGCCAAGCCATGCTCGGCGGTGTCAATGAGGCTTTCGGCGAATTGATCATGGCTGTATTGTTCGCTGAGGGTACGCTGTAGCTGAGTGCGCTGCTGTTCGCACTCTTTGACCTGGCGCAAGATGTCATCGGATAGCGCCCTGTGGCGCGTAATATCAATGCGCTCTTCGATATAATAATCGCTGTCAATGCGCTGCTGAGCAGCTTCTAGGCGCTTTAGGCGCGCTTCTAGGGCTTCAAGCTGTTCCTGGCTGCCGTCAGTGTTGGCGCTTTGTTTGGCAGCGGCGAGGATGGCGGCGCGGGTGCGCTTGTTACGCAGACTTAAAAAATCAGCACGCACGGCCGCCATCAACGTATTGTGACTGACCGTGGCTTTTTTGAGCGTGCCATCGTTGTGCGCGCCAAAGCGAATGACATTTGTACAGCGTAGGGGAGACCCATAGCCGATGTCTTTCTGCACGGCCATGACATGATCACAGCGTTGGCAGATGACGACCCCAGAAAACAATTTAACGTGGCTGACCGTTCGTGGTGCGCTGGCCCTACGCGCAACTTCAGCAAGGATCATTTCGGCTTCTTGCTCAGTGATGATAGCCGGCCAGTTGCCCTTGGCGCGCACGTATTCTCGATTTGGTGAGCGCCGGTTGGTTTCTGAGTATCCGGCATAGCGCCAAATCAAATCAAACATATTGGCAATGCTCGACTGTTCCCAGTGCTGTAAGCCGCTGGCCGTAGCGATGCCTTGCGCATTCAGCCGCTGGGCGATGGCCTTTTGCGTCATGCCCTGAGCTAGATACCAGTCAAGCAAAATCGTGCGGATGTGGGCAGCGGCTACCGGATCAAGCTCGACGGCCTGTAAGACCTTCTTGCCGTCAACGCCTTCTGCCCATTTGCCTGACCAACCCCAAGGAATGCCGGCTGGAAAGTGACCACGGCGGATGCGTTCCGCCATGCCGATTTTGTGGCGATGTTGGAGCGTGATAATTTCCCGTTGCGCGCCGACCGACTTGATGGCGCCCACAATCATCTCATCGTGGCTATCCCCCATATCGAGCGTGGCCGGCGGTGATTCAAGTTCATAGCAGATGATGCCAGCTTCGCGGCAAAGTTCGACCACGGCCATGCTGAGCGAGGCTTTGCGCCCCAAGCGGCTGCGATTCAAGTAGATAAAAACATCAATGGTTTTAGTTTGGATCAGTTGGTGAAGCTCGGCGTAGGCTTCAATTTTGCGGCAAGCATCCTCGAAAAGCACGATATTGCGGCTCTTCCCCGGCACCACCAACTCAGCGACAACCTGTAACTTGTGGCGCTGGGCATGCTCATGGCCCATACGTAGCTGATCTGGAATTGAAATTTTATCGTCATCGGCTTGGCGCTTAGATGACACGGCCGCCCAGATCGCTGCCTTTATTACTTGTTTTTGTGGGGATTTCATGTATAATGCCTTTACCTTTTTCTAAACGATGCAGTGATGGAAGCCGTTAGCCTATCCACAGGTTAGCGGCTTCTGCTATTATATCATGTGTTTTTTGTCAGAATTCTGCAAGCTTCATTTAATCAAAATTTAATGTATAATCCATGCATCCATTATTTGTCTATGATCTACATAATAGAAAGCTCCCATGCATGGAAAGCAAAAACAAGAATAAGACACAACGTCTTACTGATTTGCCCATAGCCGAACGTATCGAAACCTTACAGAATATTTGTGCTTATCTCACTGATAAATTGTGCGAATCCCTATACGGTGACATGGAAACGTCGCTCAATTTCGATACGGGCGTCACGTCCAGAAACATCCTCAACAAGCGATAATAGATAATCCATTCGTTGCTCAAGCTGGTGAGCATCGTTGTTAAGGTTTTCTTCCACACGACGTACCGCGCTTAGGGCTTTTTCGCGCTCTGTGGTCGGTAGCCTGTCAATGATGCGCGCCGCCTCATGCGCTTCGTCGGTGGTCGGCTTTGTGGTTGTTTCCGATAGTCGCTTGCATAGCATCGCAACCATGCGCAGTTCATATTCGGGCATCCGCTTGGCTTCTTCCAACAACGCTTTGAGAATATTGCCCTGCTCGGCGTTGTCGGGCGTGATGATAATGCCTCTGGCTTTGACGGCTTGCAGTTCGGCCAGGATATCGCTGACTGAGCGCCGGTCGTCCACCATGCCCACAAGATACTCCATTGAACAGTTGAATACTTTGGCGCTGCGAATAAACTTTTCGACAGACGTGGAGCGCAGCGTACCGGATTCGGTGCGATATTCTTTTTCAACGGCATTCACCCCGGCTTGTTGTAAGCCGACCAGTTCCCCAAACTTCTGCTGAGATAATCCCAGTCGCTCTCGCTCTTTGGCGAAGCGTTCACCGCTGATTTTTTCTTCTTCAAGTGGCGGCATTGTAATCCTTTCTAAATATATTAGATATTGACAAAATCTGAAAATAAGTTATAGTTAATAACTAAAGAACTTTTTCGTTGAAGGGGGATTTTTATGGTTAATAGTGAACGTTTGAAAGCGGCCAGGGAAGCCGCTGGGCTAAACCAAAGTGAACTTGCTGAAAAGATAGGCGTTACCCGCAATGTGATCAGCATGGTTGAAAAAGGTAAACAATCCTTAGCGACACGCCACGTTGTCAAAGCATGTCGGGTGCTAGGCGTCAGCGCCGATCACCTGCTCGGCATGGATGAGCCGGAGCCGGTTTATGCTTGACCCATCACCTTATAACGAACTAGGCAAAGGCATCCTCGATCCAGCCGTTGAATGTAAGCTTTTGGCGGCTGGCATCACCTATGCCGAGCGCGTCTTTCACCCCGATGGTAAATTTCATTTGCGCACGGCGACCACGCCGATAGACGTTATAGCCGTCAACGTCCTTAAACCCGCTAAACTTCAAATAAATAGTACTTTAGTTTTTAATTATGCGCAAAAACGAAAAAGTTGTACGCCTAGCGCTTAGGCTGGGCTATGTCACTATATCGGATATTATCGATCAAACCGGCCTGGGCAAGAAAACCATAGAGGCCAGTTTGGGCGAATTGTGCCATGCCTATGGCGTGCCTGACGCTGCCCACCTCGTTGCCATCCTCGCGCCCCAACAACAACAATCTGAGCTTCAATACACTTCGCATGATTGCGTCATTGTAGACGCTGCCCTAGCGCCATGTAGCGCTGCGCACCTACTTTATCAAGTCTTAGGCAAAGATTACTGCGAAGCCCTCAAGATCGCATTATAGCTAATTCTGAAGGTCAAACGCTTACATTAGGCTGACAGTTATTAATTTTTGCTCAATTTAGTATATTAGATATTGACAAACCCCAGAAACCTGCTATAATTAACGTCATAAGATATTAGTGAGGGGGGTGAGACGCATAAGTCAAGCAGGTAACAATCGCATATTTAGCACGTTCCAGCAACTTTTAACATCTTTCAATACTTTTCAACAACAGGAGAACAATCTTATGTCTTTCGAGTTTAACCCAACCGCTGTGGAGTCTGTCAATCAAGAATCAATCGAAGATTCTGGCTTGCGTTTCCCGGGCATTATCTTCTTTGGTGGCGATATGACCAAGCGCCCAAAAAAGAATCAGCCTGATCCCGGTATCTCTTGGCGCGGCGGCTTCTTTATCAGCAAAGAGAACTTGCCCAACGAAGACTTGAGTCAATGCGGCTGGACTGAAGATAGTTTTATTAGCCAGTCGAGCGGCAAAGAAGTCGAGGGCTGGTATAAGCCGAGCATCACCATTATGCACATTGCGCGCCGCCGTCACTGGCGCTGTGGTGAAGCCAAGAATGCGCAATACTTCGCTTGGCCGAACTGGAAGGAAGCCAAGGCGACCGGCTTGCATATGTCGGGCCGGATGCAATCTATCGTCATTGTGCAAGGCTTGGAGCATCTGGGACCGCTGTGCTTAAGCTTGGCGGGGCATGCGCAGATGTCTTTCTGCGGTGAATCCGGCTATGAGCAGTCCGGCGCTTTGGCACTCCACCGGCGCATCGTGGTGCAAAAAGCCAACGAAGTGACCAAGGAGAAGACCCCCAAAGGCGTGGCCGCCAAGAAATGGGATCATTACGCTTTTTGGTTGACCGTGGGCGCGGCAACGGATGCCAACGGCGATCCTAAGTTTACCGAAGTTGGCACGAAAGCCAAGAGCAGCATCGTGTTACCAGTGCCTATCGGCATTCCCGCAACACCGGCTGAAGTCAATTTAAATGATTGGTACGTTGGGCCGGCGCTGTTGGCTGAGGCGGCAAACATTTTAGCGATGTTGGCGGCAGAGGGCTGGAAAGAGGCGTGGGCGAATAACAGCAGCGCTGAATCCACTGAGCAGAAAGCGCCGGTCAAGGCCACGGTCGAAGCCAACTACGCTGAAGAAGCGGGCGTCTAGTTTTTGCTATGTTTGGCAAATAGGGCGCTCATTGAGAGCGCCCTATTTTTTACCAGGAGAATTTCTTATGATGTCTCAATTCGTTCAAGACGCTGGGCAAGCAAAGTTATTCGGCGAAACCGTCATGCAGACGCACGAAATCAATGACTATCAATTTATTGAAACCGTAGCGAATGGTAAGCAGAATTTTCACATCTATGTGAACGGCAAGCGCATTGGGTATGTTGAGCGCACGCTTGATAAGGCTTTGATTGTCGCCATTGCCTATTTGTACGATGGTCAAAACAGCCAGGCCGCTCATTATTTTGCTCGTATGATTGGTATGGAGGATTTATCATGATTGACGCTGAAAAACTTCTACCGGTCTTTCGTACTTCCATCCAAGACGCCTGTCAAGACAACCCAAGTCGTGAATCTTTCAAAGTCGTTGACGGTCACTTTGTGTTTACCATCAATGGCAACCGTGACAACTGGGCTGAGCTTTGCCGCTTGATGGGCGTACCGAGCCACGCTACTCAAGAAATTGTTGGCGAGAAATTGATTAGCCGCTGGCCATCGCACGCCGATATTGTGTTTGGGCCATTCGGTCTACTGGCGCAGCGCTTACCAGGCTATGAGATGCGCATTGCTCAATTGCACGCTGGCCGGCTCTTTCAACGGGGCATAGAAATGGGTGAGCCGGTTGTATTAGAAGCCGGCACCGGCACCGGGAAATCGCTCATCTACCTCATGATTGGCCGTGCGATGGGTAAACGCATGGTGATCAGTACTAGCAACAAAGCCTTGCAGATGCAGTTATATCGCAAGGATGCGCCGTTTGTGGCATCGCTCTTCCCTAGTAAAGTGGTGCTGGTACAGGGCAAAGGCAATTACGCTTGCAATAAGCGCGTTGAGGATGGCGTCCAAATCAGCGATCAATTGCGCCAGTGGTACGAAACCACGGAAACAGGCAACACGCAAGAAATCACGTTTGAAACCGACTGGAAAGAGTTGGGCGCCATCACCGTTGACGATAGCTGTGTAGGCAAGAAGATGTGCCCCTGCATTGCCGACTGCTTTTACTACAAGGCGCGCGCCGAGAGAGCCGATGCCAACATTATCATTTGCAATCACATGCTACTGGCCATGCATGAGAAGCATCCGGGTGCGCAAATCCTGCCCGAAGCTGATGTCATCGTTATCGACGAGGCGCACCAGTTGGCCAGCTACGTGAGCAATGCCAACGGCGTCGAATTCAAGCTGTCGAGTTATGACAAGCACGTTAAAACGCTTCATGATTACGCAGCCGCACCGGATGACATTGACCGGATGCTGGCAAGATTCACCGGGGAAGTAAAGGCGTACATTCACGGCAAGTCTGATGAACAGGTGGGCATCAACCGGGAGGATCAATTCCCTTGGGGCTTGAAATTCGCTGAACTGTTGACCGAGGGCGCTTGCAACATCTGGAACCCCAACGACATGCCGCAAGACCCTCAAGAGAAGAAGTGGTCAAACGTCGCCAAACGCATCATTGACGCCGCGGCGAATCTGATGTTTGCCTGTCGCGAGACAGCGCCGGGCTATGTGCGTTGGTATACGAAACACGCCAACACCGTAAGCGCTTTGCCCTATGATGTTTCGGCCATTGTCGGGCGCATGGCCGGCTTCAACCAAGTCCATGTGGAAATCCCCGATCACACGCAATGCGCCCGTTGTGGTCGAACGCTAACCGCCGACGTGGTGCATGTGTTGGGCAACGTTCCCTATGGGCCGATTTGCATTAATGAAGTCGATCCATTTGGTGACGCTGAAGAGATGCTGCTTGCTGACTGGCTTGCGCAGGAACATCCCGCACCGACTAAGACAACGCACCAGCGCAAAGCCATCCTCTTTACATCGGCAACGCTGGGGACGCCGGACTTGGCCCCGTTCATGCGGGATCATGGCTTGCCGCATGCGCTGACCATGCAAGTGGAATCGCCGTTTGACTACAAAAGCAATTCGCTGCTCTATGTCCCTGATAACAATGCGCCCAACACCAAGTCAGCGGAGTTTCTTGACTTCATCACTGACCAAATGGAAACAATGGTTCACAGTAGCGGCGGCGGCGCTTTCCTGCTGTTCACCTCTAATGCGGCGCTGCGCTACGCCGTTGATAAGCTGCGCAAGCCGTTGGAGCGCGCCGGCTTCCCCTGCTTTGTGCAAGGCGAGGGCTATTCAAAATTAGAGATTATCAACCAGGTCAAAGCGTACGGCAATGCGGTTTTGTTCGCCACAAAGTCCTTCTTTGAAGGGGTTGACATCCAGGGGGATGCATTGCGCCTGGTCATCATTGACAAGATGCCCTTTGCCGCGCCAAGCCCACTGTCGAATGCCCAACAAGAGCATATCCGTGAATGGGCGAGACAAAATCTAAAACTGAGTGACAAGGATTTGGAATGGTATCCGTTCAACGCCAAGAGTATTCCCGATATGATCATTGACTTGAAGCAAGGCACCGGGCGCTTGATTCGTTCGCACAAGGATCGCGGCGTGATGGCGATTCTTGACAATCGGTTGCTCACTACGCAGTACGGGCGGGCCAAGGTCTTGCCAAGCTTGCCGAATAGCCCGCTAGTGCGCAATGTGAGTCAAGTGCAAAGTTTTTTTAATCCGCCGGTTGAGTCTACGCCGATTAAGGATTTGACACCGCTCGAACTGGCGAAACAGTTGTATGCGATTGAGTTGTAAGCATGATTTATGTAGATGATGTTAAGAAATACCCAAGTGGCAACTGGTCACATATGATGACGGATGGCGATTTATCGGAACTACATGAGATGGCCGCAAAAATCGGATTGCAGCGCCGATGGTTCCAGAATAAACCACGTCATCCTCATTATGATGTGCGACCGAGTAAGCGCACGTTAGCTATCGAAAACGGAGCTATTGCCGTGAGTAGTTCTGAATTGATAAAACGTTGTACAAAGTAGGTTTTCTTATGACTGACAAACTGATTGCGCTAAATGACGATGCCCAGACCCTCATTAACCTACTCCATCGCGGCGGCAATTACAGTTTTTTTCAACGCATCAACGGGGATGATAAATGCTCCTACTGGCGCAAGTACGGCAAACTCATTGAGTTCCCCGCTGACATTATCGAAAACTACAATTTTTTCTTTGGCGTCAATCCGGCAACGATGAAAATCACGGATGAGGACCGCAAGAAATATCCTGACATTCCCGCTGACCGCATCGCCACCTTTGTAGGGACCAAGAACAGCACCATTGCCGCGCTGAACTGCCTCTATGCTGAATTTGATGGCAAAGACTACACGTTTCCTGCTGATGAGGAAATCGAGCAGATCTTTCAGGCGCTGCGTGTGCAGCCGAACAAAGCCGCTGCTAACGACGCCACGTTGCGCCTGGAAGCTACAGGCATGGCGAAAGAGGCCAAATATGCCACGGATCCACAATACTATCGCTCTTTGGCGCTTGAACACGTCCAGGGCCTTGCCACGCAGCCTAGCGCCGTGGTGGATTCAGGCGGCGGCTACCAGGCTTACTGGCTGACCGCTGAAACCTTTGTGCTGCATACCGATGCCGACCGAGAACGGGCCGCAAGCCTCCAGAAGCGCTGGGTCATGTTTGTCTGCGGTGATCCGAGCGTGCATGACCTCCGGCGCATTCTGCGTGTGCCAGGCTCACGCAATCACAAGAAACGCTATGCGCCGGATTACCCTGTGATCGACTTCATCAAGAAAGACTTTGACCTTCGCTACTCCTGGGATGAATTAGAGGCCTTGTTGCCACCCGAAGAACCCAAGCCGCTACCGCAGCGCATAAACGGCACCTATCACACAAACGGGGAAGGCTCCTTTATTGACATCTTCAATGCGTCCAACAGCATTGCTGATGTGTTGCTGGCGCATGGTTACACTTGGGCCGGTAAGGACCGCATGAATCGCCCCGGCAGCGAAGATAGCAAGGGCGTGGTGATTTATGCGGAGGACAATGAAAGCTATCACCATAGTGGCGGCGATCCTTTGCATAACGGCTATCGGATGAAACCTTTCAATGTAGTCTGCAAGCTCGATTACAACGATGACCCGCGCGAAGCCATTAGAGCGCTTAGGCCAGTGCCAGTGAAGCAAGAGGTTGTAGCCGTTGCGGAGATGCCTGTAGAAGCGTCTGTAGAGGCCACAGAGGCGCCCGTAGAAGAAGAGGCGGCAGAAGAAGTAACGCCCAATACTGACCCCTATGCTGTTGTTGGCGGGCGTATCGGTGAATGGCGGCAGCGCACGGTCAAGGGTGAAATTGAGGATTACTTTGTACCGCTCTGCAATTTCAACGCCTGGATTGTGGCGGATGTGGCCGCCGATGATGGGGAAGAAGTCAGCCGCAAGATTGCCATTGCTGGGCGCCTTTCTAACGGCGCAGCCTTGCCTGAAATTGAAATCCCCGCCGATGAATTTGAGGCGATGAAATGGCCGGTTGCGCAGTGGGGCGCACGCGTGAGCATTGAGCCGATGAAGAACGCCAACAACCTGCTGAGGGCAGCGATTCAGAAGCTAAGTGTCAACATGCAAGATCGACGCACATTAACCCATACGGGTTGGACCATTGTCAATGGTGAACGGCTGTTCTTACATGCGGGCGGCGCTATCGGTAGCAATGATGTCAGTGTCAAACTACCGCGCAACCTAAACAATTACCGGTTTCCGATTGATGACGCCGTTGACCCTGTGACGGCTATGCGTGAAAGCATCAAGTTGTTAGACGTTGCGCCGGCGCGTGTCGCCATGCCGATTTGGGCGGCAATGTTCTTGGGGCCACTCAGCGAAATCATTGCGCCGGTTTTCACGGTCAATGTCGAGGGCGGCAGTGGTTCGCTGAAGTCGAGCTACAGCGCCGTGATGCTCAATCACTACGGGGCCAAATTCCATGAATACGCCATGCCAGCTGATTGGTTGGCTACGCCGAATACGCTAGAGAAACTCTGTTTTCACGCCAAGGATGTGACCTTGATCATTGATGATTATCGACCAAGCACCGATGCCAACGAAAACAAAAAGCTAAGCGCCGCGGTAAGTCATATCGTACGCGCCGTGGGCAATCGTCAGGGCCGGGGACGCCTTGATCAGAACGCAGAGTTCAGACGTGAGTACATCCCGCGCGGCGTTGTGCTGATGACGGCCGAAAAGAAAGCGGTAGGCAAAAGCACACTGAGCCGCATTATTACGGTCGATGTGGAACCGGGCGACATTGATTCCAAGATGCTGGCCCAGTGCCAAAAGCAGCGCCACATCTACGCTTACGCCATGCGTGACTTTATTCGCTACGTGACTAGAGAGTGGGAGCATTTGAACCAAGTGTTACCGGCGCAAGTGGCGGAGATTAGAGCAGCCGCTGCCATGTACGGCCATCACCGGCGCTTGCCCAATGCTACCTCAATTTTGTTCGTGGCGTTCAACTGTGCAATGGCCTACGCCGTTGAAATCGGCGCAATTACGCAAAGCGCTGCTGACCAATACATGATGCATTTTTACGAGGCGCTCAAGGATTTAGCCGAGCTACAGAACGAAGCGACGGAGAACGAAGACCCTGGCAAGCGCTATCTGATCACCGTCGCTTCGCTTATCGCACAGGGCAAGGCGCATATCGGCGTTAAACCTGGCAATGAGTCACTGATCCCACTGGGTAACAGAAACGCTGAGCGCTTAGGCTGGCACGATGGCGAGAGCGTCTTCTTTCTACCTGGCGCATACAACGCCGTCTGTAAGTACGCCAGCGCCGAGGGCCAAATGTTCCCTAGCGATGAAGTGACGCTGCGCAAAGAGTTAGACCGCGGCGGCTGGATTGTCAAAAAGACCGATGGCCGCTTGACGACCAAGCAGCGGCAACCAGGGGGCAGCGTGATTAATGTCTTAGCCGTGGCTTTAGACCGCTTCGCTGAGGTTTTAGAGAGTTTGGGGGTTGATTTATGAGCTACAAACCGTTTGTGTTACCACCTGTTACCACTAACGAAGATCAGGTGGTAACACAAAATTCAGGTGTAAATGAGGCCAATGTTCCCACTGTTACCACTGTTACCACTTTTAGAAATAGATATATATATAGCGATGATGTTCCTAATGAGAACGATATATCTATTATTGGTGACGATCGTGCGCAATATGTAGCTGATCCTAAAAAAAGTGGTAACAGTGGTAACAGTGGGAACATTGGTGCTTCTACCTCAAGAGAATTGTCTGAAAACGTGTTACACGTGGGTGGTAACAGTGGGAACATTGGTGGTAACACCGACCTGGTAGATTACATCGGTTTGACGCTTGACAAAACCGAATGGGCTTGGCTGCAAGGCGAGTGCTTGCGCCGTCACGGTCCAACGTGGCAACTGAGCGCTAAGCAATGCAGCGAAGGCTACAAGGTGACAGGCTTACGCGTGACGCCATGAAAAATAACCTCATCTTGGGCCTGTATTGCAAAGACTTGCGCTCTGCTTGCATGGCCAGCCTGGAAACCGAAAACGGCCTTGAGACTGGCGTCATCCGCTGGGCTGGGACCGGCATTGCCAGTGCCTTGCAGCAAATCTTGCAAGATGCGCAACCGCTGAACGCCAAGCGCTTGACTATCCTTTGTAACCATCCTGGCCTGGTCAGCGCCTTTACGAAGCCAGTCCGCTTGGCACTGCCTGACGTGCGCAAAGAAGGCAAGAAGCAGATCCCCTGTGGCAATGAGCATCAATGGGCGGTGGCGCGTGCCCTGTGCCGATATGAAAGCTGGCGCATTGTGTATCTTGAGAATCTACCAAAGAGTAAGGAGTTATGGAATGAACACTTTGGAACTATTGAAACAAGCGGCCATTGAAGCCAAGAAAGACTTTTATTTACCCAAGTTCATAAAATCCGCCAACATGGAACTTTGTTGGCAGGCCAGGATCATTAGAGCCAATGAACTCGCCAATGATGCTTTAGCCAAAGGCGAAAAAGATAAGGTCGAGACCATTACCAAGGCCATTAAGCAATTAGTGCTTGACATGGATGCGGCGGGGCAAGCCTACGATAGAGCCTTGAAAGCCTACATGCAGATGGGCGGCAAGGCGGAAGACATTGCCGTGGGCGTCTGCCAGTGCGAATACTGCAAGCGCAATGAATCGCAAGATGCTTATTTTCTCGCCGAGAGCAGGCTGCGCCGGGCCGTGTTTGACCTCACGGAGCCGGATGAAGGCGGCAAACCGTTGCCGCTCGTGCTGATGAGCCAGGGAACCGAAGAGGGGCAGAAGACAGCCTGGAAGCTCTTTGTCGAGCTTTGTAATGCGCAGGCGAATTACGCACGGGCCTGTGAGCAAGTAAAACGGGTTCCAGCGTGGGGCTATGTACTGAGGGCATGGTGAGACAATGAAATACAGCTATATTCCAGTTGGTACAACTAGCGTGAATCAGGTTATGGATCTCAATTATTCTATGACAATGATAACAAAAGCGGCTAGATCTCAATCTCCCGTGAATTTGGGATGGGGAATGCCTTGTTCTGTTTGTGAATACGGCTGTTCTGTCGAGTGGCATCATACCAAGCCTCTTTGGGCAAAATCCATAGAACGAGTTATCGATATTCACCTTGAGACTGGGTGTAGATTTTTCAACATTGCCCTTGGGATATGGGATCGGAGAAGGCAAATTGATTTTTCCTCTTGGCATTCGTGCCTTGTTCCGGTCTGCAAGAATTGTCACTTAAAAAGACAGACAATAGATGATTTAGCGGCAAAGGTTGAATTATTGGAACGATATGACAAGCGTATTGTTTTTTCGATAACATGGGCGGATTCATGGCGGAATCAAAGATATAAAAAAAATATTCCTCTTGAGGATTATGCGGTGTCATACATGAATAGGCAGTATGAAAGTATCTGTAAGCTACTACGAGAGGCACAAGGCTCATGACCCAAGCACAACAAGACGTCTTAAACCTGTTATTGCCGCCACGGGATCTAATCCCTGAATTCATTGAAATCTTGCGCGCTCGCCATCAAGACGGCGTTACTGCACGTTCCCTAAGTTGGCTAGTAAGAGTGCGTGAAATCTACGCCATGCAAAAGCCGCACATCATCGGCAGCTTGAGCGACGAAGAGTTGCAAGGGCTATGGGACATGGCGGAAGCTGCTGACCTTTGGGCGGTAATCATTTAGATATTTTTTTACCGAATTTTCAGTATATTAGATATTGACAATAGCCTAAAACCCTGTATAATCAGTATATTAGATTTTTCGTTTAGGAAAGGTGAACATGAGCAAGCTAAATGAATATATTGAATTTCTCAAGAACAAAGTGCAATTGACGTCAGGCGGCGGCTTGAAGCCGGTTGATATGCATCCGTCACTATTCCCGCATCAAAAAGACATTGTGGGCTGGGCATTGCAGCGCGGTAAGGCGCTGATAGCGGCTAAATTTGGTATGGGCAAGTCACGCATTCAAATCGAACTCATGCGTCAGGTTCATGCGCAGACAGGGCGCAAAGTCTTGGTCATCTGCCCGTTGGGGGTGAAACACCAGTTTATTCACGAAGACGGGCCGGCGATGGGCGTTGCCTTCCAGTACATCGGCAATGATGAGCAAGGCTTGAACGCTAACACGCCGTTCTTAATAACGAATTATGAGCGGGTGAGAGACGGCCAAATCAGCGAAGCGTTTTTGCAAAGTGAGATCGCTGGGGTCTGTCTTGACGAGGGCGCTATCTTGGGCAACCTGGGCACCAAGACCCAACAGGAGTTTAGCCGCATTTTGAGCGAGATCCCCTATCGTTGGGTAGCGACGGCAACTCCGGCGCCGAATGACTATAGACAACTCATCTACTTCGCTGATTTCTTGGATGTGCTAGACGCTGGGCAGAGCCTAACCCGTTGGTTTGGGCGCAACCCTGACAAAGCTGGCGACCTCGTGTTGCTTGCCCATATGGAGCGCGAGTTTTGGCTATGGATTGCAAGCTGGGCTTTATTCGTGGATACGCCTAGCGACCTGGGCTACAGCGATGAGGGCTACGTGATGCCAGAGCTAAGCATTGTTTGGCACCGGATCACAGCTGATCACCAGAAAGCCTGGGATTTGGCCGATCAAAATGGTCAGCATTTTTTGTTTAAAGACACAAGCGCCGGTGTTACCCAAGCCATGCGCGAAAAGCACGATAGCCTAGATGCCCGCATTGCTAAGGCTGCTGAGATTGTTACATCTGCACCGGCTGACCATTACGTGATTTGGCATGATTTGGAAGATGAGCGCCGCGCTATCTGCAAAGCTATCCCCACGGCTAAAGCGGTCTACGGCTCGCAGGATAGCGACGTTGCCGAACAGATGGTCTTAGACTTTACCCACGGCAAATTGCCCATCCTGGCGGCCAAACCTTCGATGTTCGGGGCAGGGGCCAACTTTCAGCATCATTGCCATAAAGCCATCTATGCTGGCGTCGGCTTCAAGTTCCGTGATTTCATTCAATCCTTGCACCGGCTCCAACGCTACGGCCAAAAACACACCGTCGAAGTGCATATCATCCACACTGACGCCGAGGATCACGTCGTTGACATATTAATGGGGAAGTGGCGACAGCATGATGAGATGGTCGCCAAGATGCGCCAAATCATCAAAGAGTACGGCTTGACCAACGAAGCCTTATCTGTTCAGATGCAGCGCACGCTCGGCGTTACGCGCCAAGAAGTCAAGGGGACGTGGTTCACTTCGGTCAATAATGATTGCGTGGTGGAAACCATGACAATGGCCGATAACAGCATCGACGCCATGATCACTTCGATCCCCTTTGGCAATCATTATGAGTATGTGGCAAGCCTCAATGACTTTGGCCACAACCAAGCTGATGCTGATTTCTGGGTGCAAATGGACTTTCTGATCCCAGAGCTATACCGCATCCTCAAGCCTGGGCGCATGGCCTGCATCCACGTCAAAGACCGCTTACTCTATGGTCATCAGACTCCGCACGGTATGATGGAAGTTGACCCATTTAGCGATGATTGTAACCGCGCTTTTCGCAAACATGGCTTTGTGAGTTACGGCCGCATTACCATCCCGACTGACGTTGTGCGGGAGAACAATAGCACCAACCGGCTAGGCTGGTCAGAGAATTGCAAGGATGGCAGCAAAATGGGCGTAGGCATGCCCGAATACGTTCTGCTATTCCGCAAGCCGCAAACCGACAAAACCAGAAGCTATGCAGATCAACCGGTACGCAAAGACAAGAAAGAGTATTCAAGAGGACGCTGGCAAATCGACGCTCATCAAACCTGGCGTTCCAATGGCCATGTACTGACCCCGGCGGATGATACGACCCTGCTCAAAGGTATGGATACGGGTCAGATTTACAACTGGTACAAGACGTGGAGCAAAGAAGCGCCCTACGATTTTGAACAGCACGTTGCCTTCAATGAATCGCTGGGCGATAGCTTACCGGCTAAGTTCATGGTGATGCCGCCCCAAGCGCCGCCTGAGTATGAAGAGTATGTCTGGACCGATGTCCTCTTTATGAGGACGTTGAACATGAATCAGGCGCGGCGACGCGTCGAGAAGCACGTCTGCCCTCTTCCGCTCGATATTGTGGAGCGGCTGATTGTGCGCTACACCAATCCTGACGATGTGATCCTCGATATGTTTGGCGGCTTGCACACCGTGCCGTATCTCGCCATCAAGCATGGCCGGCGCGGCTACGGGATTGAACTCAATGACCTTTATTGGCGCAACGGGGTCAAATATTGCCAAGACGCTGAATTGCAACGCTCTACCCCTGGTTTGTTCGATACAGTAGAAGAAGTTGATGAAATGGAACTGGTGGCCGCATGACCAACCTACAGATTGCCATTGAAAAGGCGGTGGCGGCGCTAGAGCCGCATGTGCGTGAAGTGACCATCAAGCGCAAAATCAGGGGCAAAGAGAAAACCATTGTTGTTGATCGCATTGTCTCTCTTCCGTCGTTTGTGGGGCCGTTTCAGCGCAAAACCATTGAACTCCTCGTAGACGCTGCGGCTAAATACGAAGCTTTACAACGCCGTCAGCGTGAATGCGCCTACACCGTGCCATGCCAGCAATGCATTCACCAGGCTTGTGGCAGCCACAAAGACAATACGCTGTTAGCGCCCATCACGGATCCAATGGTTACACCGGTTGATGTAATGTTGGCCTATGCGGAGACGGTGCCATGAGCCTTGATGCCTTTATTGAACGCAAGGTAAAAGCACAACAGGCGGCGCGCCTTGCCGCTTATGGCAGCGTAGCAGCGCATACGCCGGCGGATTACACTCTGCAAGAGGCGCTGAATGCCATGAGCCGCGAAACGACCAAGGTCAAGAAGGCCAAACAAGACAATGCGCCGGTTGACGATGCGGCGCTGGGGCCGATGTTTGAAGAGGTGGTGAGCGATGACGAAATACGCGAATCTTAAAGACCTCACCTTGTCCGATCACGTAGCGGCGCTGAACCATGAACTTACCATTGAAGATAACGGCTACAGTGACGATGTGTTGGCGCTGAACCCTGAGCTTGCTTCGCTACTCGGCAAAGGCCAGAAGCGCAGCAAATACGGCAACGTGCGCTGCGAGTTTGACGGCTTGAAATTTGCCAGCAAAGCCGAGATGAAGCGCTACGGGGATCTCCGCCTGCTCGAACTCACCAAAGAAATCAGCGATTTAACGGTGCAGCCTGTATACGAACTCACCGGCAAAGTCAAGTACAGAGGTGATTTTCAGTATGTCGAAAACGGGCGCATTATCTGCGAGGATGTCAAGGGCGGCAGGGCGACGGCTACAGCGGTTTTCAAGGTCAAGTGGAAACAAGCCAAGGAACTCTACCCAAACATTGAATTCAGGCTGATTGAACGCTAAACCGCACAGGGAAGCCGCTAATGTGCCATTGTAGCGAAAAACGTCTTACCCTACATGGTTGACGCAAAGCCTTCTGTGCGTTGGATTTTCTGGCAGAAAGTGACCATGTTAATACAACAGATTGTAATTCTTATGAAAGGAAATATCTAGGAATGTGCGAGGGCATAGAACGGTGCTTTGTTTGCAGTGAAAGACCAGCCTATTGCACCGGTCGCTGTGTGCGTTGCTATAGATTCAAGCAACGCCACGGCTTTGATCGACCAACCGAGCCAGCGCCTTTAAAACTATGTAGCAATTGTGGAGTCAAGCCTGCTTTTGCCCGTGGTAGATGCCCTGCTTGTCTCTCTTACTTTAAAAGACATCACATTGAAAGACCACTGAGTCTCATTGAGCAAGCGCAGAAAAGAGAAGAGGCAGCAAAGCATTCTGCTTGGTGGTGTAAAAACTGCGGATCACCTGATATTGAAAGCAATATGCGCTGCACACGCTGCGCTCGGTATTTCAGGATGCACGGCAAAGAACGTCCCCGTCATTTGTTCGTAGATGACCCACGCTGCAAAGTTTGCGGAAAGCCTCTACCCACTGATGGGCGGCGCAAACTTTCCGGCAAGTGCGAATTATGCAGGCACTATGAAGAAACGCGCGGCAAGAAGCGCCCTGCGCATCTCTGGGGCAATGGTCCGCATGGCTGGTGCGAGTGTGGCCAGCCGGCGCAGCATCTCATTGATAAGTTCCCGCTGTGCAATGGGTGCGCAGTGGAGTATCAGAAGGGAGCATATTCGTGAGCCAAATTGTTTATAGTTATATCGGTAAAAAGCCAGTATATTCCCAGAGATTGGGCTGCTACATCTGGCCTACGCCTAAAGCGCCATTCAACGAAAATCTATATCGACCTATAGTGCGGCGCTTCCTCCGCTGTTCTGCCAAGCTTTGCAAGCGGCGGCAACCAACAATACAAGTCACGCTTAAGCAAAGCATCATTGATTATTTGAGCATCAATAAGTGGGGTACAGTGCCGGGGCTAAGCCTGGTGCTTGGCAAAAGTAGAAAAGCGGTTTCCGATTCACTCCATAGCAATAAACACATTTTCTTTCGTGACGGCAAGTACGGCCAACAGGTAATTTGGAAACTCAAGGAGATCTCCTAATGGTAGAAGCTGAAATCATTCTTGATTCGCTAAACGTAGCAACGGGCGACCGGATCACCACCGTGCGTTGTGTGTTTCCGCGCATCATCCTGGCCGAACTTGTTACGCACCGCCTATTGCACGTCGATCAAGACGCTGACCTGGCAACGCTCTACGGCGCTTATGATGAGGACATCCCGCATAGCCTCAGTAAAAACGCTGCGTCATCGAGAGCCGTGCCGGTGACCAAAATGCTGGAGCGCACGCAGAATTATCCTTGGATTCCCGTTTTTCGTTCTGCTCAAAAAGGCATGACATCGGGTGAGGTGCTGCCTGATGAAATCCAAGCGGAAGCCCTAGATATATGGCAATTCATGATGAAGATTTGCGCACAAGGCGTCAAAGAACTCGCTGCATTGGGCATCGAAAAAGGCATTGCGAATCGCCCCTTGGAATGGTTTTCGCACATTGAGGTATTGCTGACCGCTACGGAGTGGAAAAACTTTTTTCTACTGCGTGACCATCCGGCGGCCATGACCGAGATCCGCGAACTCGCCCAAGCCATCCGCAAACAAATGGACAGATCCCAGCCGCAAACGCTCTACCCTGGCGATTGGCATCTGCCCTATGGCAATGGCTTTGTGACAGAGAACTTTGCAGAAGCCAGCGCAGCGCATTGCGCAGAGATTTCCTATCGTTCACCGGGGACTAGCACGTATCAGGCGTGCATGGAGCGTTTTAACAAGCTCACCGCGGATAACCCCAAGCACCTTAGCCCGCTAGAGCATCCGGCGGTTGCCTTGCCTAACCATGAGCGCAGCGGTAATCTCATGGGCTGGCGTTCGTTGCGTAAAGATATGTTCGGCGAAGTGGAGAGCGGAGGGGATTTAAAGTGATCCGTCATCACCCTGGCGAAATTGTTGGCGACTTCAAGGCGATCCGCCATAAGCAAAAAGGCAATTGGCTCTGGCGCTGCGTGCATTGCCAAGCCGAGAAGACGATTAGCTTTTCGGTGATGAGCAAAACAGGAATGCAACGTTGCAAATGCCGCAAACCGCTGCTGACCCCGGCGCAACAGCGTATAGCTGATTTGTTTGCGCAGGGGCATCGTAATTGCGACATTGCCAAGCTGCTGGGCATCGACCATCGCACCGTGAGTTTACATTTGGCGGCGATTTACGAGCGGCGTATTAAGGAGCAACATGGCACTAGTTAACTTGGATTCCGTCAACCATCCGGCGCATTACAATAATATTCCTGGCGTAGAGTGTATCGAGGTGGTCAGGCACATGAATTTTAATCGCGGCGACGCCATCAAGTACATCTGGCGCGCTGGGTCCAAAGGCAATGAGATTGAAGATTTGGAAAAAGCCATTTGG